GGGTGGATAAGCGATGAGTATTGGAGAAAAAGTATTGATAACTATAACAAGAATATAGATAAGATAAATCTGGCTGGTGCTCCATGTGTTGTTGCTATTGACCTCAGCAAGCGCATAGATTTGACTGTCTATACAATGTGTTTTTATCTGCATGAGTTAGATATGTATTATCTAAAGCACAAGATATATATACCTAAAGGTATGATAGAAGAAAAGATAAAGACAGATAGCCACATGTTCTATACATGGATATCACAGGGGTGGGTGACACCGATTGAAGGCGACACTATCAACACTGAGATTGTTTTTGGTGATCTGGAAAAAGATGTTACTGAATATAAACCACTGTACGCAGGCTATGACCCTTATATGTCAGGTGAATTAGTAGATAAGCTGAGCCGCATTATAGACACAGTTGAAATTGCGCAGAATTACAAAAAGATGAGTGAGCCAACTAAAGATTTTGAAGTACAGGTTATGAACAGCAAGATAATAGACAACAATCCTGTTATGCGTTGGTGTATGTCTAATGCCGTTGCCTCTACATGGGACAACAACATTAAGATAAAGAAAGAGATAGCAAGCAGCCCTAAGAGGATTGATCCGGTTATCACAAGCATCATGGCACTGTCACTGCTTAAAGACAATATGAGAGATGAGCCAGTAAGTTTTGAAAGTGTTGCTGCTCTATTCTAGGAGAACATATGAAAATAAAAGATTTATTCAAAAGGAAGAGTGAGGTTTATCCGTTCTCCACCTATGTAATGGCAAATAGTGGAGTAACAGTTGATGCCAAGAAAAACCCAACAGTGATTGCGTGTCTGAACTTGGTGAGTAGCGCAATTGCAAACATGCCATTAGATATATACAAAGGCAAGGAGAAAGCCAAAGATCATTATCTTTATCCTCTCCTGCATAATGAACCTAACAGTGATGAGACAATTGACATGTTCATGAAGATGCTTGTCAAAGATTATTATGACGGTAATATATACATATATATCTATCGTGATGAGAATGGAATACCAGCATCCCTATTCAGATTAGACCCTGCTAAAGTATCAGTGACCAGAGGAATAGACAACAAGAAAATCTTTTCTATAAACAACCAGCATTATGATTACACCTCAATTCTACACATCCCATCATCTATTGGGTATGATGGTATAGTTGGGAAAAGTATTTACTCATATGCTGCTGACACATTTACACTAGTCAAAAAAATAGAAGATTATATTGTCTATGGAATGACAAACAGTTTGGGGAAAAGATTGGTTATAGATATATCTCAAGCATTCCCCAATGCGACTAAAGAACAGATAGATGATTTGAAAGCCAAGTATATATCAACATACACAGGTGTAGAGAACAGTGAAATGCCATTGTTCAAAGCCAACAAGATTGATTATTCATCTATTGACAGTGGACAGAATGACAACCGTGCTGCACAGATGGTTGAGTTGAGAGCCTATCAAGATAATGAGATATGCCGATTATTTGGTGTCCCAAGTAATTTCATCTCCCCTGATAAATACCAAAGTGAGATAGAGAATATCTATACACTGTTTGTTGACAATGCAGTGAAGCCTATAGCGACAGCAATAGAACAAGGATTGAGAAAGATACTCTATCCTGCTGAGAGAAATGTATATGAAATAGCATTCAACTACAATGCCATATTAAAAACAAAGCTAGCAGACAGAATTGATAGTTATACTAAACAACTTGCTGCTGGTATTCTCTCATTGAATGAAGTAAGAGCCAAGGACAATCTCCCTCCAATTCAAGGTGGAGACAGATTTACTGTAGCTGGTGGAAACTGGATGAACATAGAAACAGGAGCGCTTATCACTAGTGCTCAGCCTGTAATAGAGGAGAAACAAGATGAAGCAATATAAGACATTTGAAGTAAGAGATATACAGTTTGTCAATCAAGAAAAAGAAGGCAAAAAGTATCTCCGTGGCTTGATACCTTTCAACAGCAGAAGTGAAGACCTAGGTGGATTTACAGAGATAATCTCACCAACAGCATTCAACAAAACTCTTGCTGATGGAAAAAATGTATGGGCATTGTTAGACCATAGCAGAGAAAAGGTATTGGGTAATACAAGAAGCAAGACACTGGCATTGAGCACTACTGCTGTGGGATTGGAAGTAGAAGTAGAGATGCCTGCTACGTCATATGCGAGTGATGCATTTGAATTGATCAATAGAGGCATAACATCCTCTATGTCATTTGGATTCTATCCTGTCAAACATACAGATGACCCTACAGCCAGGACAAGAACATTGAATGAAGTGAAATTAGAGGAAGTTAGTTTTCTAATATCATCTGATCCTGCATATCCACAGACAAATGCATATACAAACATGCGCTCATTTGTCGAAGAGAAAAAGATGGATTATGAGAAGTTAGATGAGGTTTTCAGTAAGATAAAGAGTAATCAGATTGAAGAAAATGATAAAGATATATTAAGAGGATTTGTAGAAACATTAAAGCCTTTGTATGAGAAAGAAATAGTCGTTCCACCAGTAATTACTGAAGACAACACTAAAGCTGATCAAGACAAGGCAGTCATGTTGCTCAATCTTGAAATAGAACAAATGTTACTATAAGGAGATTATTATGAACAAGATAGAAAAAGTCGAAGTTGAAATGGAAATCAGATCCATTCAAGACAAAGTTAATGCTGGCACTCTCAAAGTAGAAGATGCCAAGAAAGAACTCGATGCTCTCAAAGTCAGAAAAGTTGAGTTTGACAAGCAAGAGGCGTTAGTCGTTGCTCCCCTAACTACAAGAGCAACCAGCTATGCAGACATCAAGAATGCACTTTTAGAGAAGAGAGCAATTACTCTCACTGGTAATGGTGCAATTTCTCAGGTTACTGAGATTGTCCAAGAAGTAAAAGGTATTGTTCCTTTACTCAATGAAGTAAGATATTTCTATGGCGCTAACGCACAGACAAATATCCCATTGCTTACACCTGGTCTTGCTACCCCTGCACAAGTTGTTGAAGGATTTACTACAGGCAGTGAAGACAGTACTGCTGCTCTCTCCCTTAAATCTGTTACTCCAGTTGGTTGGACCTCTACTCTCCCTGTCAGTTATGATGCTCTCAATCTCAACAGCGCAAACCTTGAATCTGCTCTCCCTGCTGCATTTGCTGATGTATATGCTCAGACAATGCACGCTCTCGTGATTGCCAAGATGTTTGCATCTGCTGGTGTTGCCGCAGCTAACAAGACTGCTGGTACTGGTGCTGGTTCTACTGGCGCTGCTTATCCTACCCTCCATGACCTGATTGATTTGTCCTATGTTCTCTTAGACAAGAACATGCTTTCTCCTAAGATGGTCATGAACAGCAAGATGATTGTTGAGGCATTGAAGACTGCTACTGATACTGCTGGCAAGATTGTTGCTGAAGAGTATTACAGAAACAAGAGCATCAATGGTATCCCTGTTATTCTCACTGGTGGCGCTCCTGTTGCTACCACAAAAGATGTCATCCAAGTATGGGGTGGCTCACTGATGAATATCGGTATTGGTGTTGCATCTGACCTCATGATCGAACCAAAGAAAAAGGTTGGAGACGGAAATACTTATTTTGATGCACTTATGTATTTCATGGCTGAAGTAATTCAACCAAAGAATGCATTTGCTATCATAGCAAAATAGTAGTGGTTTGCTCCTCTTTAAGGAGAGAATATGGTATTAGATATTGATTCATTCAAAAGTTATATAAACGTCTTTGACTCAAATGATACTCTCACTGAAATATATCTCAGCGCTGCTGAGGATATTGTGAGCGAGTATCTGAACAAAGAGCTAAGCACATTCACTACTATTCCAGGTCTCATTCAAATTACAGTGTTCAGGATTGGTGCATTACTTAGTTCAGAAAGCAGTGGAAATATAGGCGTCACAAGCAAATCATTTGCAGATGGAAGTAGAACATTTGTAAAGACAACAGATTTTACACAGTATCTCTCTCAAATATCTCGTTGGAGAGTTATAGACAGTGCGTGATAAAAACAACTTTGAAAATCTTGAAATAGAGTTTGATGCAAAAGATGCTGTTCATAAACTTGATCTGATTGACAAGGACATGAACAAAATTGCAAGAAGGATGATGAGCAAAGTATTTGCTGCAATCAGAAAAGATGTACGCAATACAAAACTGAAAGGTCAAGTGCTTAAAAAGAAAAGTGGTAATCTCTACAAGAATATAAGATACAAGGCAAAAGCAGATTTTACTGGTTATATAAATGACAGTGTCATCTATGCATCACATCATGAGCTTGGTTATACAATACTACCCAAGGCTGGCAAGTATCTTACATTTAAAACAGAAGATGGATTTAGAAGTGTCAAGCAAGCAATCATGCCAAAGCGTCCATTTCTCGGTCCTGTTTTTTATGACTACTTTAATACAAGAAAAGCAGAAGAGTTGATGGACAAGATTATGAAACTTGCATTTGATGAGATAACTAATGGAGGCAATAATGTTTGATACATTTCTTGTTGATATCAAGGCATGGTTCAACACCAATCTCACACCCAAGCCTGATAAATATGTTGCTGGTGATTATCCTGATGTTGATATGAACAAAGAACCAACAGTCATCTACATACAGACGCCTGATTTTGAGTTTGAAGAACTGACAAATGAAAGCAAAGAGATGAAAGGCATGATAGAAATGTATGTCATTCTCCAGAAAAATACGCAAGATAATCTCAAGCAGAAAGCGCTGCTCTATCTTGATTTGATATACAGCTTGATTAAAAGCAAGCCTACTATGGGTGGTCTTGTAGATTACAGCATGATAAGCCAAGCGAAAGTATATGATGGTGTGGAAGGGACACCTAATGTTCGTGGGATATATGTCAGAATAGAGTTTGTAAAGGAGATATAAACATGATAAACGGAAATAACGGTATTGTACAGCTTGGTTTTGAAGCAACATATGGTGCTGCACCAACTGTAATGACCAAGCAAATCAGAGTAAAGAGTGAAGGGTTTAAATATGTTCCTAATAAAAAGGACGATGGACTCTTGACTGGTGGCAAGACAAGTGGAAGAACTTATACAATGAGCAAAGGTGCCGAGGGTGCAGTATCAACTATTGCACGACCCGATGAAATTGGGTGGTGGTTTGCACACGCGCTTGGAAAAGAGGGCGTTCCTGCTACGGTAGTTGGGAGTACAGCAGTATACAAGCACACATTTACACCATGTGAAAGTGATGAGACATTGCCATCAATGCGTTTCTCAATTGACAGAGTGGTAAATGTATTTGATTATCCTGGCACAATGATAAACACTCTTTCTTTCTCATCTGCATCTGAAGATTATTTAAACCTTGAGATGTCCTTGATAAGCAAGACAGAAGAGATTGGTTCAGCACAGACACCTATCAGTGTATCACCTCTTCTTCCATTTAGGTTCTACCATGGAAAAGTATTGGCAGAAAGTGTTGAGCTTGCTGGTATCACATCAGTAAAGTTTGATTACAACAACAACCTTGAGAAAGTATTTACTACTCAGTCAGGTCAGTTCCCAATTGAACCTGGTGTTGGTATGAGAGAATTGAAGATGGACTTTGAGATGTTATACAGCACAGAAAGTGATGCATTGAGAAGTGATTACTTTGTGATTGATGATGAGCTAGAGATTGAACTTTCTTTCATATCAGATGAGGAAGCAGAGACTGGTTTCTTTTATCAATTTACAATCAATGTCCCTGCCGCACAGATATTGGAAATGGGACCTGCTAACTTGAGCAATGATAAACTCAAGCAAACAATAAGTGCAAAAGCCGTCCAAGGATCAAGTGAGTTTGTTACAATAGAGTTGAACAACCTACTCGCAACAACTTATATCTAAGAAATAAAAGGAGCAAACGATGAGCGAACTACAAGGAGCAAGAGCAGATTATATTTTTACTACCAAGATATTGCTGCTCTCTGGTGAAGAACTAAGAAAGAAATATGACGAGAGTGAAATAAAAACCGATGATGGAGTAGAGTACAAAGACATTGAAATAACAGATGAGGAAGCTCGTGATTGGATTATACTGAAAGAGCCAGATAGTTTTGACTTGAAGAACTTTGGTGATGATGGAAAACAAAATCTTGAGTTGCTGCAAAAGGTATTCCCAAAATGTTTGATAGACCATTCATTTACAGATAGTGGAACAAAAGCCAAGAACGCAAGTGTAAGTGCAATGCTTCTAGATAGTGGAACTCAATTCTCTCGCATTATAGAATTATGGATGGATTCTCTCCCACTAAAAAAAACGAACAGTGGGAAATCAGACAGCTGAGCAAAGCAGTTTTCTACGGTGGCAATATAGATGATGTCTTATTGCCGCTGTATAAAAACTGGCAATTCTTTTTTACTCTCTTCAACCACATCATATCACACAAGAACGGCGATTATACATCACCACCATTTCAGACACTAGATTGGGTGCATCAACCCTACAAAACCATGCTAGTCCTTGATTACATGAAGAATCTGTGGATTGACAAATTAATCGAAGAGCAAAAAAAGTAATAAGCAAATGTAAGATATTGTTGGCATATTTATTTCTAAGGAGATAAATATGGGAAGAAAAAGAAATATACAGAGTTGTTATTCTGAAGTTAGTGACAGGTGGGTAAGTGAGTATATTAAGATATGGGAGGATCATTATGGTCCAGTACCATTTGATGAGAACGGAAGAAGATGTGATATTCATCATAAAGACTTTGATACATGGAATACTTCTATAGATAACCTCGTTTGCCTTACACATTCAGAGCATCTTAGATTACACAACTTGAACAGTAAAAGATCAGAAGAAACAAAAGAAAAACTGAAAGAAAAACATTGGACAAAGGGTGATAAAAGAGAGCAAGTATTAGACAAGATAAGACAAGCTGCTACGGGTGTAAAAGCTTCAGAAGAAAGTAAAAATAAAAGAATGATGAATGATCCACGCAGCATTAAAATAATATGTGTTGAAACAGGTGAGGTTTTTTACTCAGTTAATCAGGCAAAAAAAATATATGGATATACGGTCAATGACCAGATATATCGTAATAAAAAAAGAAATCCAAAGCACTATACCTTCATGAGGGTTTAGTAACGGAGGTTAGTAGTGAGCAACATCGGATATAAAATTTCTGGGAAATACGATCCCAAGGCAATCAAAGAAGCCAAGTCAGGAATACAATCATTAGGTGACAGTGCATCTAAATTAAAAGGTGTATTTGCTGCAGTTGCCGGTGCTGCTGTAGTTAAGGGTGTTTTCAACCTTGCTAAAAATACCATAGCAGAGTTCCAAATTGGGCAGAATGCACTAGCCCAACTCACTAATTCAATAAAAAACAATGCAAATCTCACATCTGCCTCATTGAAAAACTTGACTACATTTGCATCACAAATGCAGAGTAAAGGTATTTATGGTGATGATGAGTTGTTAAAACAAGCCTCATACCTTTCGTCTCTTGGATTGACTGAAGATAAAATAAAAAATGTCATGACGGCATCAGCTAACTTGGCTGCTGCAGGTGTAATGCCATTAGATGCAGCAGTGAAAAATCTTGCTAAACAATATGCTGGCGTAGGTGGAGAATTGGCAAAGCAAATGCCGGCATTAAAATCTCTCACAGCTGAACAATTAAAAGCAGGTGAAGGTATAGCATTGGTGCAACGCCAATTTGCTGGAGCCTTGGAGACAGCAGCAGGAACATTAGAAGGCAAGACCATCCAAGTACAAAACATCGTAGGTGATATAAAAGAAAAGATAGGTGCAGTGTTTGGAGCAGGTAAAGAAACAGTGCTTGATGCAATACTCCCTGTTCTCCAACGCATAGACACCTGGTTTGAAAATAATCAAAACAAGATAATAAACTTTTTCAAGTATTTGCCAGAAGTAATGCAGATTATTGGACAGACACTGCTTGAGATAATCAAAAAAGCATTCAATGTAGAGTACATGTTAAATGTGTTCAAAGCAGTAATTGATTATCTATGGAATGCCCTTAAAATAATAGTTAAAAACCTTGGTCCATTGTTTATTGAAGCATTCAAAGAAGTAATAAACAATGTCATGTACATACAATATAGATTAGCCAAAATGATTGATTTGATTGGTGCATCTCTCATGGATGCATTTATGGGTGTTGCAAATACATTCATCAATTCAATAATCAATGGAATAAACAAAGCAATAGAAACAATAAATAAACTCCCTGGTATCAAGATTGATACAATTGCAGGAGTGAACATTGCAACAAACAAAGCAGCAGCAGTTACATCATCAACAGGCAATTATGATGAATGGAAAAAAGCAAGTTGGTCAGGTGCATTAGCGGCTAATCCTGCCGCAGACATAGGAAAAAACTTGTCAAGCTTTTTTACTGAGAGCATGGCTAATGTTGGTAAATTGGCTGCTGATTTAGTAGAACCATTTGGTGACATATTTACTGATGCAGGTGAAAAGATTGGTGTGGTATTGAATAGACAAGCAGAAGTAATTGAACAGACAGCAGATGTAGTTGCTGCTGTACAAACTACAGCAATAGCATCACCAACAGTATCTGTGCTCGGTGAGAGTGCAGGAATATCAGGTGGTGGTGATACAGGAATAGCTGCATATATAGTGCCAGAGTTTCAGACAGCGCTAGCTCCATTAGGTGAAATGTTCTCCTCATTCGGTTCTATTGGAAATATATTTGGTCAGCTAAGTGGTGCATTAGGTCCATTGATAGAAGGGTTTAATATGTTCTCACCTATCATAAATTGGGGTGCAACAATAATGAAAGGCATGATGCAAGTATTAGCGCCTGTGTTAGATAGCCTGCTAAAACCATTGATTGGCATATTGATAATTGTAGGTAGAGTGATTGGTGCTATGCTTGTTCCAGTATTGAAAATGCTTACACCAGTTATTGAACTGATAAGCAAAGCATTTGTGTTCCTATATAACTACGCAATACGCCCACTAGCAAATGCAATAATATGGGTGGTATCAACTATCTATAACATGGTTGCCAACTTAGTCAATGCAATAATCAAAGCAATCAATATAATACCTGGTGTGAACATCAAGTGGAGAATGCAGACCATGGATTATGAGAGCATGAAATTACAGAAAATAGAAGAGAGTGATTTGGCTGCAGCTGGTGAAAGTGAAAGTGGTGATGCAGGTGGTAAGAGTGCATCATACAGTGGAAGCAGAGATGTGATAGTAAATATATATTATCAGAATAGTTATGTCAATGGTGACACTAGAGCGATAGCGCTGAACATAAGAGACGAGATAAAATCTGCTGAAAAATTAGGAGCATAACATGCCAGTATTGGGATATGTAGTACAAATAAAGTTTGGACCAACATGGGAAAATTATCCTGTAATCACTGATGGGTTTATTCGGTCAGAGGTATTGCATAAAGATTTGAAGCCTGCTGACCCTACATTGACATTCTCCATGGTTCCTGATGTGACACTATATAATCAGCTCCGTGGCATTGGTGTCAGTGAGATTCCAATCAGTGTCACAAAAGATGGCTCACCATTTTTCTATGGATATATAAGAAAGACATTCAATATAACCAAGACACAGAAACTTCAACCTGTAAAAATTGAATGTGTATCTCCATCATTCCTGCTCAAAAGAAAGATTGGATATAACCTATCATATAAAAATATAACAGTAACAAATCTGCTTACTAACTTGCTTGTCACTGCAGGCATTACAAGCTACACACTCCCAACAATAAATTATCCTATACCTGGCTTTACTGTCATAGCAAATGAAGGTGGAACATATCACTCATACATAGAAAAGATATTGTTTGAATATGGGTATGTTTTCTATTTTGACAAATCAGGTGCGTTTGTAACCTATCCTTTGTTCCCTGATGACATTACAACAACTAACTATCTTGATGGGACTAATTGTCTGAACAAAATAGAACAGATAAAAAGTGAAGAGAGCAAAGAAAAGGTAATAGTAAATTGGACAGGTGTAAAAACCCTAACAGATAAAATTGTTTTCAGTGATACAACAGGAGCACAAGGTGGATATAAATGCTTGATAGAAATACCACCACAGGGATATCTAGGTGATAAAGAAGAATGGTATGCAGAGTTTGATGTAGAGGAAGGTGAGATACTTTCAACAACAACAATCTCTTTAGACATAATAAAAGATGCAGACATAGAAGTGCTGACATTTACCCAAGTAGGCAATAGAGCATTAGTCAGTGTCAAGAACAACAACTTAAGTGTGCCAATGTTTATCAGAAAGTTTGACATCAAAGCAAGCAGCATTGTTGTCAAGAAAGAAACTAACAAGTCAATAGTAATCAAAAATCCAGTGACAGAGAAAGTAGAGACTGTTGATACTGAGTATGTATTTGACATTGACAGTGCAAACGACTTGGCTAATGGTCTTGCATGGTGGTACAGATATAGTGATTTTGATTACAAGGCAACATCAAAAACAGAGTATCAATTAGGTGATATTGTTACTGTCAGTGACACAGGGATTGGAACAAATACAACAAGGGTAATAAGCAAAAAGACAGATACACAAACAAACATTTTTGATTATGGGCTTGAAGCAATTGATGAGTTTGTGCCTGATGTTCCTGAGGTGGAGTATACAACAACAACTGTCCCTGCTATAGAGACAGCTCAGTTCAATGCCTACTACCTTGATACTAACACAACTATAGTCAAGATATTTGAGGATGACAGTTTTGTTCCTGATGAAGTTGTGTTTGACCTCAAGACAAAGTTAGGAATGACAACAACTGCATACAACGGCATATTCAGGATCTACATAGACAGCATACTCACATATACATCACCTACTCCTGTCAGCCAGTTAGTGATTGACTCAACAAATTATCTTGATTTTGGATTTACATATCCATTGAAAGATGTCCAAGTTATGACAGTCCAATTCTGGGACAGCACAAACACCGTCTTGCTTGATGAAAAGCCAGTATCATTTCTCAAGGATATTGCGATTGACATAGATGAGATTGCAGAAGAGGTAGAGACAAAAAAGCCAGTTTATCTTGGCATGTTCCTTGATGACTTCCCAACTGTGTTCAAGGTCGGTGACTGGTTTCTATTATTTGGAGAAGATGATATACCAAATCAAAGAGGAATGTATAGAGTAAAGGCTGACCTTGAGTTTGAAAGAATAGAGGGAAGTAGCACAGACGATAATCAATATGTCTTGAATATGATGCCTGATATATTAAGTATAACATCATCAGGTGATTATGGTGCAGTTGAAGATTATGGAACAATATCATTTTTTGCCAACCTTGCAACAAACACAGTTTTTGCTGATGCAGTAAGAGTAGGAACAGACAACCTCGATTCTACTATGATTGAAGGTGGAAAAATAAAAGCAAATATAATTGATGTTGATACAATCTTGGGTGAGAATGCCACATTCTCTGGGACTATCAACTCAGTTGCTGGTATATTCAAAGGATCAATTGAGTCAGGTCCTTTGATATTGAATGT